TTATCGGGGTTGGTGGGGTTATTGCCTCTTCTTGAGTTACATGATTTGTGTGCAGGTAATAGAACAGAGTTGGGGTCTCCTGGTGTGTAGTGGTCTGCTGTCCAAGGGTCGTTAGGTTTGTATCCTTGGTTGCATAGCCAACATATTTGGGCTGTGTCTCTGACTTGTTTAGCTCTTCGTTTGTATTCTGCGTTGTAATGTAATCGGTTTGGTTTTCTTCTTTGGTCTATCTTGGATTGGTAGATGGTTTGGTGTGGTTGGCATCTATTGCCTTTGTCTGTGAGTTGTCCACAATCTAGGCAAGGTCTTTTGAATCCCATTCTTTTATCTTTCCGTTCTTGTGTGAGACGTAGCCGTAGATTGGTGGGTGGGAGAAACTGTCATGTTTGATTGCTGTTTGTATTGCATCTTGTAAGTATTGTGTGTGGTTTGTTTCCCAGTTCTTTGTTCTTCTGTAATCGGTTGCAAGTGAACCTAAAGCTAATGTGCCACCTGAACCTATAGCGAAGTATGGTTGGCAGTTTGATATGCCAAGTGTGTTGCTTATGCTGAACGCTCTGCCATGTGTGATGAGTATTAGTTCTGAGTCTGGTAGTTCTGCTACACCGTCTTTGGTGTCAAGTGTTAGTTCATCTTGTGCTGATTTGCGAATGATGGGGATGATTCGTTTGGCAATGTATTGATACCAGGACATGTCATCTGTTTTGTTTTTAATTGCTGGTGGTATCACAGGATACTTGGTTATGTATTGGAGAACGTCACATACTCTATCTGCCCCTGATGCAGCAATAAGCCAATCACCTTGACGTACTATCTTGTGCATAGGTGGGCAGGTTACATAAGAATCATCTGTTATCCCTGACTCTGATGCGATAACACATTGTGTTGAAGTTGTTGCTATAGCAATAGTTGTCATTTAACTTTAAGGCTTTCTCTATCAATGCTTATGTTCGCTGCTTGTAAACATTCAGCGTATGTTTCGTGGTCTTGTGTGTCACAACCTGAACGACAGTTACTCACTTAATTCCTCAGCTTCTTTTAACGCTTCAATGGTTGTTTCGTTAGGTGTGTGTGTTTTAACATAGGCACGTCTTTGTTCACGAATCTTCAGCTTTGCTGGACTATAACCACCAATGGTTCTACCAGTCTTACGTTGCTTGCGTGGATTCTTCTTCCAAGCCTTACCACACTTACGATTATCGTTACGAGTACCACCAGACTTACCTTTACCTTTAGCCATCAATCAACCTTTCCTATAATTGAACCTTTACCACCAGCAACATCTGCAGCGTGTAAAACCCCTGCAATGAACAAAGTTGGTATCTGGTGCTCATCATTAACATTCCTAAATGTCATGACCTCAACCTCAGCCATCAACGAATCAATGATTGCTTGACGTGAGAAGCCAACAATCAGATGAGTTTGGTTGATACCTGGTTCAAGTTTCTCTGGTGTGCTGTCGTAATGTTCCAAAGCATAATTCATTAATAACGCTTTTATGCGCTGACCCACAGGGTCGTCAAAGACTTCTACTCCCATGATTGTTTCAACCAGCCTTGCTCATGAGCTTCTTTAGGATTCTGTGTAACCCAGGTGTGGCATGTTCTGCATAAACAGCAAAGGTTTGATTCATCTGTGATTGACCCACCTCTAGCTCTGGATTTTATTTCATGCACGTCTTGGCTTCTGTCTGACAAACATCTTTGACAAACAGGTCTATCAGATAAAAGTTTCCTAACAAGGTTACGCCTTTTGGTTGCATAAAGTTGTTCCATTTTGGCTGACCTTGGCCTGATAGGTTTCCTGTTCATGTTCCTATCTTAGAACGAATCGTTCACCCAAGGGTTGTTATCTGATTGGGTTGCGTGAGGTTTATCTTTCATCATTCCTGATTTGGTGTAAGAGGTTCTTCTAACTTCTGCTGCAACTGACTCAGCCTCAACTTCTATAACAGTTTTCTCTTGACCGTCTTTAGCAATGTATGAGCGTTGTTTAAGTTTACCTATCACAACAACGGTGTCACCCTTAACACAAGTTTTTGTTATGTTCTCTGCTGTGTCATTCCAACAGTTCACGTTCAAAAAGATTTTGTCACCATCAACCCAGTTACCTTGTGCATCTTTTTTTCGTTCTGAAGCTGCAACACGAAGAGTCGCAACAGGTTTGCTTGTCGGTGTGAATCGTAGTTCAGGGTCTTGTGTTAAGTTCCCTACAACAATGATTGTTGGTAAAGCCATTTGTTTCTCCTTATTTGATTACTGAATCGTTGTTAATAAATTCAACTTTGTCTCTAATGGCAAGAGCAGCCAAAACTGCTGTTCCCCAATCTGACACATTTTGTGTGTCTTCTGCTAAACCAAGAGCTTTATTTTTAAGTACTGCTTCAATAAAGTTTTGGATACATTTGTTCACAAGTGCTTCTTTTATGTATTCAGTTTCGTTCATATTCCTCTCCTTGTCATAGTCGGTGTGCTATAACTCTGATGACCTGTCTTCTTTGCTTAACATCTTTAGATAGTGGAAATGCTTTTTTTAATCGGATTCTTTCTGCTGCTGTGAAACTTCCCCAGATTCCCCATTTGTCATTCCATCCCTCTTCTAAACAGAAACCTCTGACAGGGCAACTCATGCAAACTCTTACGGCTTTCATAATTTGTGGTGCATCATCTGCTTCACAAAAGAAAAGGTCAGGGTTGAAATCTAAACAGCGAGCGTGTGTTTGCCAATCGTCAGGTTTTGGGCAGGTTGCACAAATGTCAGTCCCCGAGATGACTGGGTGGTTGCAGTCCTTTAACAAAATCTGAATCCTCAATTAGCTTTGTAATAGTTTCCAAACTTACAACAGCCCACCAATGATTTATATGTGCCACACCCACACCATTAGGCTTAATAACCAAGATTCCAAGGTCAGCCCCAGCGTTAATACGCTCTGTTTCTGTTTCTTTCATCCATTCATGAATCTTGTAAGTTCTTTGATTCTTCACTTCAACAACAGAGTTAGGAACATTTGCCAAATCGCCTTTGTCTTGAGTTCCAGATAAAGCTCTTCTTTCAACTGCTGGGAAAGTTTGCTTCAAATAATCAGCAACAGCAGTTTCAGCCAATGTTCCTTTCTGCTTTGATTTACTCATGTGGAGTCTTTGGATATGGTTCTTGAGGCCAAATTGTTTTAAGGTCTTTATCAAAAATATACAAATATCTATGCTTACGAGAACGTGGCAACCATTGGCCTTTCTCGCCTTTGCATTTACCTCTACTAAGTTTTGTTCCATCCTCAAAAAAGAAGTCATTTTTTTGTGGAGATAAACCATGATAAGAAAAGTTACATGCTTGATACAGAGTTCCAATATGTCTGCTTGAATCTGCATAAGAAATAACAGCTCTTATTTTTTGTTTTTTTAACTGCCTTAATGAGTATGCAATCAATTGTGAACCAACATTTTTTCCATTCAAATTCGGTTGCAAAACCATACGAGACATTTCAAGCAGGTCAGGATAGTGTCCTCTAGGTAAACCAAAAGCTGATTGAGCAGAATTTGGAACACTTAATGGGCTGTAAACAATTGCCCCAATAATGTTGTAGTTGTCAATAATGCCAAAACAATATTGTCCGATAAATCTTTTATTTCCTAAATAATGAAACTTACTGACAAGTTTGTAAGCTTCTCCGTAAGAAATTTTAAGAAATTGGAGAGGTGAGGTTGGATTTGAACCACCATCTGACTCTTGGAATAGAGTCTGTTCTAGCATTAAACTATCACCCCAAGACATTATTTAGATTTGCCAATCGTGTCCACATAATTGACAAGTGAAATAATCTATATATTGATGATATACAACTTCATCAATTTTTTTACAATTAGGACAAGGTGTGTTGGTTGCGTAACTCATTGTTTCCATTTCTTTTTTGGTGGAAGATAAGCAATAGTCCAAGGAAGTGTCAAAAGAAACAAATAAATAAACCACACAGCGTAATCATAAACAGTCATGTTGTTCACCTTTCACAAAACCTTTATGGCAATCAACACAAATCTTGACCAACCTTAAATGTGCTTCTTTCTTAACAGGTTTAGTCAAATCAAAGTTCTCATAATTCTCCTGAACCAAATCAAACAACACAGTTGTCAATTCGTCAGATAAAGCTGAAGCCTCATGAAAACCTTTCAAGACCTCAATCTCATCTAAACCGAGTTCTTTCATCATCTCCACATAGTATGGATATTCCATGTGAGTTTCCCAATCCAACATCTTTTTCATGATGGTATCGCTGGTTAAAACTTTTCTAACAACTCTTGCCATCAAAGGCACTAAATCATCAGAATCAAGTTTCATCACAACAACATCTGCTTTCTTAACAAATTTCATATTCTCCCTTTCACAAAATGTTGTGGATAATCAATTGGTTCAAGCCCATTAGATTCATAAACTTTACCTGTTGGGTGAACACTTGGTGGTGCAACGACATACCCTTTGTATTTAATATCAATACCATTATCAAGTTTTGCTGGCATTGATAAACCTTTAGGTGCTATGAAATACAAATGAACACCATCACCAGTCTCAACAATCAAAGTGTCAGCATAAAGCTCTTTAGCAAAAGCCCAAGACTCTTTAGTCAAATTCCTGTAATCAATATCAATCACAAGAAGCCCAGACATTTCACAAGAAATACCAACATTCATATCAGGAACAGCGTCAAACCAATCAGCAATCACAGCTCTATCTGTTGTCGCTGAGAGATGACCAAACCTAGCCAGCTTTCCAATCGGTTCTTTACTTTTAGGTCTGACAGGTAAAACATGCCAACCTTTATCAGCGTAATCAAACGCTGTGTCAATCGTGTTAATTGTTTTCATTAATATTCACCTAGTTCTGCTAGTTCTGCAAAACACCAATGACAAACACTTTCCTTTGACAATCTTGGAACATCTATTACCCAAGAACATCCTGTGCAAACTACCTCTACTGTTTTCATTTCCCTTTTCCTTTGTTAGGTTCTGCTGGCTGATTACGCAGGTATCCAACCAGCAGAAGATTTGTTATTAACAGGTATGTGATTCCACAACTTGTTTTTTATTCCAAACATAAGCGAACTCAAAGCTAGAAATCTTTACAAACGAACCATCTTGAAACTTTTTAATCTTCTTAGCAAACACAGGTGCATCAGATTGAATAGAACCAATCCAATTGTTAGCAGCATCAAACACAGGTTCGCTGAATTTCTTAACATCAGAACTAGGTTTAACTGCATAATGAGCCCAACCAGTTTGTTCAACAACTTCTTTTTCTAATTGTTGTAACCAAACAGTCTTTTCAGTAGCTCTAACAACTTGGTAAAAATCTATATTTGTTTGGTCGTAACCCCAGCTTGAGTAAAGAACTGTTCCTGCTGTTATTTCGTTGTTCATCTTTGGTCCTTTCCTTGACCTTGTATAACAATACTAAAGGACAGGTATAACAAAAGCAAGTCAAATCAAGCACATTTTGATAACAATTTGATAACGATTCTGTTAGAACACTTGTTCGAAAAGGTTTAACGTTCAGGAGGAAATCTAGGCAGAGGATGGCAGGAATAACCCCACCAACCCCGATAACGCCCAGTATGGAACTGAGGCTTTCGGATGGGTGGCCTTTCGACCACGATTGCGCCATGTGAAACTAAAAGTCCCTAGTCAATGACAGGCAACCAGTTTTGACATTCTTTTAGCTTCTCGCACATTTTCGATTTTGTGCTCGCTTGATTATTTTTTGCAAGACAACATATCTGGCTCAAACCCAGATTTAACCTGCTATTAACAGGCCCAGAGAGCTTAACGAGCCTCTGTCACTCGACTTCAAGTTTTACCACAATGTTTCTAGCTTTGGCAATAGAGGGTCTTAAAACCCTCTTTGCTTACATTCAATATCTAAATCAGACCATCTTTTGCCACGAGAATAATTCGCTGCAATCTTAGGGTCTACAAGTTCAACAAGAACCTGGTGAACACCAAGACGTTTAATTCTTTTACCAAGAATCTTTTTATCTTTCTGTTCCTCAGCAATCATCCCTGCATAAAGAATCCCAAAAATGTTTTCCACCTTAACTGAATAAGGTGCATACCTTGAAGCAATCTCATGCAACAAATGCACAACATTCACATTAGGTTTTGGGTCTTCAGTCACCTTGTCATAAAGTTCAACAAAGTCCATATACAAACTCAGACGATTAAAC